GGAAACGATTTAAGTAAAGGGAAAGGTTGAAGTTCACGATTAATAGATGCTGGATATCCATATGAACGCTTCCCTGTTGGTGTAACATATGTGTTGGTAAACTCTCCCCAGTTACTTTCCTGTTCCAACTCTTCGACATAAGTACCAGAAGAAGGCCATAATGTTGAGCGAACTCTTGCCCAAGTATTTCCCCACATACCTCCAACCCGGTTGGCGGCCGTCTTGCTTGGGATTGGCAGGGACATCAGACCTGGGCGTAGTAGTAGTACGCATCCTGCGTTTCACCAGAGCCAACCTGGATACGGTCACCCCACAGAGATCCGCTAATCAATTGACGCGCTTTGCCTTCAACAATCTGTGCGATGGCAATATAGGATGTTTCGGTGTCTGATTGTGGAATAGAAGACCCTGTTGAGATATAAACATTATCTGGATCTGGGAATACCTTTCCTGCGCTATCATACCACACTTCGAGGTAGATGTACCCATCATTAAGTGGGTATGATGCGTCAATTCCTTGCGGGATGATATTGTTTACCATACCAGAGCAGACCGTGAACTCAACCGAATCATTAACGATACCAATGCTATGAACCTGGAATGGGAACACGCACACATCTCCTGTGCAACCACCAGCGATGAATAAACTTGGGTTGTTGTCGGTGAATCCAGATAATGAATATACGCCTTCAGTTGTAACATCTCCTGCAAAATCCTTACAAGCCAAGCAGTCTGCTTTGTTGATGATGTCTTTCCAGGGAGGGTTGCTATCTGCGTTCTTGTTGTAAGGATCGTCGACCTCTTTTTGATCTTCAACATTCATTAACTGGGTCATCCCCATCTGCATTGGAGTAGTGAGATCAAGGTTCCCGGTGTGATACTGGATAATCTCAAAACTGTTTTGATATTTAAGAACTCCAGCGGTGTTTGCGGTAATCAAACTGATTGGAAGACCCTGTAATTTATTTACAAAAGTTACATAGAAATATCCGTTTGCTCCAGATACTTGGACATTTCCTGTGAGTTCAGGGATGGCGTTAAGCGATCTGAAAAGATTTAAAGCGTCTGGGCCTACCGTGCCTGTAGCGTAATCCCAGATCACAGGGAATGGGATTGGAGAAGATATGAAGTTATATGAGAATACAATTGCCCCAGCCATAACATCTTTAAAATCAGACATATTAACATACTGAATCGTGTTACATACCATCGGAATCCCGGTCTGTTCATAGCCGATATAACAGTAAAACTGTCCAGCCCCTTTTGAAATTATTGTGGCAATCGCTTTATAGTTATAACCAATCTTACGAGGGTTAAGCCAAGTGGTGTGACAATGTCCCCAGTCTCCAGCCAACTCTGTGTCCTCTGCCTTGTACCCGGTCATAGGCTGAATGTTCATCGTCTGTTCGTAAACAGTAGGGCCGCAATCTTTGGTAATCTTGGCAATGTCAGTTGGGTTTGTTTGTGCGAATATTCCAATTGTAGGAAGTCCTCCTTTAATAAATGCCCCAGCGCTACTTCCAATACCCTCCCCGGCGTCCCACTTAAAGGCGTAGATTACAACTGGATCATTCGTATCAAACAACCTATAACCACCACCTCCCTCCATCATTTGATTTGAGAAACTAGGGTCTGGATCGTAGTATGGATTTGGATAAATATCGTTATAACTTGCCCTAGATCCAGTTCCGCAAATCTGAACTTTATTAAACCAAGCCTGTTTAATGTGGGTAAATGCGCCGTCCTTAATCATTGGCATAGCGCTTGAACTATACGACACGCTACCTGTTGCTATTTGAAGGTATCGGAAACCATTAACATTTGAAATCCAACACTCAAAAGGAGAAGAGATAGCACCCCTTCCTCCAGAGTCACCCAACTGTGCTGGAAGCATACCAGTTGGATCGCTCTTTCCGCTACCTGGAAGGGTCATAGACCCAATGAAGTTCTGGGTAATCTCCCAACCACCTTCGATGGGAGGATCTGCTTCCGGGTCTGGCTCGATATAAACAACGCTACCAATTTTAACCATCTCCCAAAACGCACCAGCAACAGGAGGTGTTCCTGGAAACGCTACTGGGCAAGACGGTGCGAAATCTGGACACGCAACAATAATAGGGTCTGGATCAATGGGAAGGTTAGTAGCCTTAAAGATGAATATCCCGATTGGGATTTCTGACTTTGGAACTCGGATGCCTCCGTCTCCAATGAAGATGGCGTTATCATCGTCAATTACTGGGAATGAAGGTAGCGCAAACCAGTTTTCAATCGTTGTCTGCGTCGTGCAAACAGGTGGCATAGGTACTCCAGGCACTTCTAGGAGTTTAGGACTCCATACCACTTCGCCCTTTACAACCCGGATGATGAATAGACCTGTGTCCTCCCCCATTATGAAGTAAGGCTCTACGACAATCTGGAACTGCTGAAGCAGTTCGGTGACAGGATCTTTGGGTGGCTGTGGGATGTACATCCCAACCCCTCCATTGTTAGCCGTAAACAGTACGCCGTCGGAAGGGCCAACTTGCGCCTTGTCCGCAGAGGTAGCCAACTTGTTGAATGTCTTGGCGTACAGGTGATCTCCAGGGGACATACCCCCAGAGGCGTTATTGGAAAAGCCTTCTAGTCCCATTAGTCGTGAGGGCTGGTTTCGTCGAAAGGATAGATATCTGGATCCCAACCAATGACACCAGACATCATAAGATCAGCCTGTACCTTGTACAGGCCGCCATAGACTTCAACGGAAGCACTAGTGCAAAGGTAGGTGCGATTGCGTGAAAGGCCATCTGGCAACGAGAGAGGTAGTTCACTATCAAAGTTATCAAGAAGGCTGTTATATGGAGCCGGGAGGACGATGGCTCCGATGTTACCCATATTAGCCCAACCTACCCGGAGTACGGTCTTCTGGGCTGTTTCGGCGCTATTCGTGTAAGCCAGACAACGAAGAGTGACACCAGGCTTGAAGTATGCACGGACGCCAGCCTTTAAGTTGACAGGGTCTTCTGTTTTACGCGACGGCAAGAATGCCACAAACTGGTATTGAGTAAGTTGCCCTGATGCAGTTGTGGCTACAGAGAAGTGAGCCTTATTTGGGTTAATTTCAGGGTCATCTTCATTGTCGTAGATATGCTTGGCAGGGCCAGCAAGGGGGATTCCATTACCAATTTTAGCGCATTGAATCTTTGTGAAGTTTGGATGGGTCTCGATGGCCTCCTGTGAGGTGGCGCTGGAGACCTGGACTTGAGTGATTGTAGAATCGGATGCGCCGTCGATACCACAGTAGTCAGCCATCACCGTACAGATACCATTGTTGCTGGTAGCAACAGCCTTATGGAGGGTCATGTTCTCAAGCCCGGTGATAGGAGGGGCATCACCTCGCTTAAAGTCCGTGGTGATATCGTAGGACTTATCAGAGTCAGCGGTGAACTTGAGTTGCATCGTGACAAGGCCAAAACCATCGTGTTGGATTGTCCAGTTGCGATCCATCACATAGACGGATTGGAGTTTTACTCCATACTCCTTGAAGGTTGTACCGGGTGGTTGAAAAATAGGGAATGGCATTGTTATTTGGCTACAGGGCCGTTGGTGTCTTTGGGTTCACGATTCATGTACCCTTTGAGGGCAGATAGATCCATACCGCGTTCAAGGGCGTCTGCTGTTCGGCGGGTATTGTCAGCAGTCTCCTGGGCGAAGTCAACGCGAGAAATAGCGGACAGGACATCCCCACCGCCCATCTTCTGCATCGTGGAAGCCGCCTGGAACATCCCAGTCTGAAGGCTCATCTTGCCCTCTTCGGAGATGCGCTTATCAAACTCGGCAATGACGGCTTTCTGCGCTTCGCTCCAGGCTTGCGGATCACCGAACTCTTCGGCTACCTTATTGCGAACATCCTTGGTTTGTTCCCCAAGCCCCCTAATCCCATATGGGTTAGAATATCCTCCAAAATCCGGGGAAGACCCACCGGGTAAATCTCCAGCAATGTTTGAAAAAATTTTAGAAGCAGAGCGATCTGCTGGCTTTAAAAGTTTATCAACAATACCTTTAGATTCTTCTGGTTTTGCGAACCGCATTTGATCATTAAGGGTTTCAATGTCGTTTTGTGCAAATCCAGTAACACCAGCGGCAAAGTTTGTAGTAATCCAATCCCAGATACCAGCACCAGTCTTCCCCGCATCTGCGGCCGCTGATACGGAAATACCGCTTACGACAGGCGCTTGATCTTTCATCGCCTTAATGCCTTCGCTTCCCTGGCGAAGTAGGGGAATCATATTCTTAAACGAATCACCAAAGAGTTGGTTTCCAAGCGCCGCCATCTCCGATGTTTCGGCGTGTTTCTTATAGGCGTCGGCCATCTTCATCAGTACATCGGTTGATTGGATGCTATGATTCCTGACGCCTTCGATGCTAATCCCAAGTCGGCGCATAGCCACGATATTGACACCGCCCTCTAAGGACATCTTACCCATAGTCTTGTTTCCGTTAGCAATTGACTGAACAAACTCGTCAAAAGAAACACCAGACATTTTTGCGGCATATCCGAATTTCTGGACTTCCTCTGTAGACAGCCCGGTGATGCGTGAGGCTTTCTGGATCTGTTCAGCCCTGTCAACGCCGTGCTTAAAACCCTCAATACCAAAGTTAATAGCGGTGGAAAGTAGGTTAATACCAGAAAGCATACCAGCGGCTTGTCCAGCCAAGTCCTGTTGGAACTCCGCTCCCCAACCCTTCTCCCAAGGGAATGCAGATCGATTAGGGCCGCCAGCCCTGCCGCCACCGCCGCCAGAACCACCAGCGGGCGGGGTAGAACCAGCGTTGTTGCCACCGCTTGCACCACCAGCGCCACCCTTACCTCCAGTACCACCAGCGGCCGGGATCTGCCCAGGCACGGTGACATTCTGGAGACCAGTTGTGTCCGCAACAAATTTAACTTTTACTTCGTCGCTCATTTCTTGGTTGGGATATTCATATTTTTAAGCATTTCCATCGCTTTCTTGTCTTCAGGCGAGACGACATTGATGTCTGCGCCATTGGCTACGGCGTTGGCTACATACATCCATACTGCTTCAGATTCAGGCATAGTCCAGGCTTGCTCGTATGGAATTCCGTTACGAACAAGACTAGAGATACACGAAAGGATGACACCAACTCCGCGACCATCTCCATTGGATTTCTTATCCCAAAGGACAGGAGCATTGTCCTGGTATTGGAGGTATTCAGAAAACTTGACCATTTCGTTGTGATAGTTTTCGTCTGAAAGGAAAATTGATTTGAATCCACGCTTGTCCACTTCGTCTGGCTTAACGGCCAGCATCTCCTTAAGGCTGTATGTTGAAAGGATTCGGCAAGCCAGCACCAGATCCATAGGGGACATCCGCTTATCTTGACTTACTGCCCCTGATTCAATTTCCTGGAGGATAAGCCTGTGCCGAAGGCACATAGGCTTTAGTACGCGACCACAGACCTCCATCTCCAAGATGGAAGTCTTGATGGCCTGTGTATAGCGGCAATCCAAGGGCCGCTGTTGCCGTTAGGCAATCTCCTGGTACTTGACGGCCTTGACGGAAAGTTTGCGGTACTCGGTGTTGGAGCCACGATCCGTGACATCCTTCACGATCCAATCAAGACCACCATAGGACAGTTTGTTGCCGGGGATGACGGAGTCGGTAACCTTGATGACGCCTTCGATGGTAATTTCGTTGCGCTCGTCGTCTAGGCGGTCGGTGATAACGCGACCAGTCTCGTCCATTACTTCAACATCGAGGGCAAAGCGCACAGTCCAATTGTCGGACTGAACAACGAGGCCAGTCACGGTGTCATAAAGACCATAAACAAGAGCCTGTCCAAATTCCTTTTCGGTTGCCATAGTGGTATGTTATACCACTAGCCTAGTGTCAAACTACTGGGGGTGGTAGAACGGCAACTAGGGTATAAGTGACCTTATTGCCGTAATTACGGCTATGCATAGCCTCATCGTCAGACTCAATCCAGGCGGCATACAGTTTACCGTCTTCGGGTTCCCAAAGATCCTGAAGGGTAACAAGGTCGGACATATATCCGTGAACTTTGGAGACGCGCTCCCGGTGTGTGGCAAGGGTGTCATCGTCCGCGCTGGAGTAGACATAAACCTCAAGTTTGACATGGTAGTTACCAAGGGGATTGGCACCCAGTTCCCTGGGCGGTGAAGACTCGGACGCATAAACCACTACCATAGGCATAGAGCGCAGGGAGTCGGTGATGCCCTTGACCACCGTTGCGTCGGTGACATTAGTGGCT